ATGTTGGTGGTCAAGATTATATGGCATCATGTTGGAAAGTAAATGGTGGAACGACATCATCAAATACAAGTGGTAGTATAACAAGCACAGTACAAGCAAATACAACTGCTGGTGTGTCGGTTGTTCAATACACAGGCACAGGTGCTGCTGGCACGATTGGTCATTCACTTGGGGCTGTACCCAAATTAATTATTGCTAAATCAACAACTGTTTCAGATAGAGGGGTAGTATATATTGGAGATTCATTACACTACTCTGATACAGAAACAGACTTAATACAGTTTGCATCTAATGGTCAATACCAAGATGATGCTGGTGGTTGGAATGATACCAAACCTACAAGCACAGTTTTTACTGTTGGAGCTAAAGACCATCATAATAAAAATGCTGCTGCGTCTATAGCATATTGTTTTGCAGAGATAAAAGGTTTTAGTAAATTTGGATTTTATGTAGGTAATAATCAAACTAGTGGGCCACAAGTATATTGTGGATTTAGACCTAAGTGGTTAATGATTAAAAAATGGGAAAGTGCGGAAAATTGGAACGCTAAATCAACAGTAGTAGATGAGGGACAAGTAGCTGGTACGTCAGAGATGAAAAGGTCAATGAAATTTGATGACAATTCTAGTAATACAAACTGTACTATTACTGCAAATGCCACAGGTTTTAGACCAACAACTACTGATGGTAAAGCAAATGGCGATAATGCTTTATATCTTTACATGGCTTTTGCAGAAATGCCAGTCGTAGGAACTAATGGCACAGTAGGATTGGCTATCTAATGAAAAAAGAAGTAACTAATGAAGCTGTATACAACGCTATACAAGAATTAAAAAGAGCAGTAGACGCTAATACTAGAGATATTATACGACTAAATGAAACTGTAAATATGGGTAGAGGAGCTGTGCGAATTTTAGCATGGTTAGGAACTATCGTTATTGCAATAATAGGATGGAAAAGCTTATGATACCAACGGAATTACTGTCAATGTTAGCGTCTACTGTGCTTGGCGGCGTTATGTCTATTATGGCACAAAAAGCACAAGCCCAAGCTGAAAGAGAAAAAGCGTTAATGGTAAGAGCAAAGTTTGCCGCAGCTCAAACTGATAAAGCTAGAGCAGTCTCTGACCCCCACACGAAACACACGCGTCGTTGGATTGCCCTCATGTGCGTATTCAGTATCATTGTGGTGCCAATTCTGGCCCCAATATTTACGGATGTAACTGTTATTTATCAAGTAGTTACTGAAGCTGATTCAGGTTGGTGGATATTTGGCTCATCTTATGAGACCACAGTTTGGAAAGAAGGCACAGGAATTTTTATAACTAGCTTACAATCACACACAATTTTCTCAATTATTGGGCTATATTTTGGTGGAAGTTTGACCCGTAAGTAATTGATTTTTAAGGAGATTAAATGAGAATATATAGTATATTGATAATGTTATTTTTTAGCCAGATAACACTAGCTGATGTAACATCATCAGGTCAAACTACTAATACGCTCAGTAATCAATCTGGGTCTAACACGGCTATTACTGGGGGATACTCTTCAGAAACCACGTATCAAAGTGGTTCCTCTTCTAACACAACTACTACTAATACTACTAATTCAAATCAAAAAACCGCTGTAAATTCAGCTACAGCCCCCGCAATGTCTATATACTCTCAACAATCATGTACCATACCGTTAAGTTTAGGAATGACGACTATTGGACTAAGCTTTTCAGCTGGTAATTATTATTTAGATGAAGCGTGTGAATTGAGACGTAAAGTAGAATTACTTAATAAGCTAGGACTTAAAGTGGCAGCAGTGGCATTACTTTGTACTGACCCTTTAGTATTTGAAAGTATGGCTCACGCCGGCACTTGGTGCCCGTATAATGGGGCCATTGGAGACCAAGCTCGTGAAGGATGGCTTAATGAACGTAAAGAAAAATTAAAAACTACTGGTGGAACTAAACCTAGCATGACGTGGAACAACAAAGCTGTACCATCAGGAAAAATAAATGAATAAGATTTTAATAATTTTAGGACTACTATTATCATTAAATGTATACGCTGAGGAGCAAATCACTGGTAATTTAATTACTAATGGCACATTTGAGAATAATAATTCTAATGGTTGGACGACTACCGGTAATGTCCAAGTGTTAAATGATTGTTGTGGTTCTAATTACGACCTAGAGTTTGGTGATTACGGTAGCATTGAGCAGACCTTTGAACTTGCCAACACCCCCGTCACACAAAGTATGCTTGATAATGGTGTAACGCTTAACTCTAGTGTCCAAGTACAAAACGGTGAATGTGCTGTATCAGGGTGCTGGGGTGGACGTGGGCCCGCTGATACTTTTACAATTAGATTACAAATACAAGATGCAGATAGCAACGTATTAGCAACAACTACTACAGTGAGGACAGATGTTACAGGAATTAATGGCGAAGATTTTACAGATTCTGTCACATATACGGGGACTGGTTCTAATCTTGGAAATATTTTTATTAGTGGGTCTGATGCTAATGCTCCTAACACTCTTGGGGGCCCTAACCTAGACAACATATCGGTTACTATGACCTATGATGATGAGGTTCTTACTACTTCACAAGTGTTAGAAATAGTACAAGCAGCATCAACAGTAGAAGAAGTTATTGAGTTAATTGAGTTTAGCCCAATAATAGAAGAGACTGTCTTTGAAATAATAGAGATAGAACCTGAAATTGTAGAAGAGTTAATAGTATTAACTTTAGCACCAGAGGAAGAAATCCAATCTGGAGTAATAGAGTTAATAGAAGAGCCCGTTGTAGAAACTGTAGAGACTATAGAAGAATCTACTGTAATTGAAGAACCAATAACAGAGTTAGAAAATGAAGGAGAAGAAATATATGAAGAACTTACGGTTGAAGAAGAAACAGTCAGTCAAGAAGAAACAGTCAGTCAAACCGAAGAAGAGCCCGGAGAAGAGCTTAGAACAACAGATACTGGCGGAGAGGGAGATACTAGAAGCGGAGATAGTGGACCTGACGAAACAACTTCTCAGGAAAGTGTTGCGGTACTTAGATTAGATGAAGTAGTTGCAGCTGTAACTAACAAGTTACCTAAAATAGAAGACCAGCTAAAAGCAGTACATTACATTGTAGCTAAAGCTATGACTTCTAATAATACTTTACTAAATCAGTATAGTATTAAAAACCAAAATCTGTTTGCAAATCAGCCAACATTTGATGGTGGTAATATAGATTCTTACATAGCACAAAGTTATGTAGATATTAGACAAATATACTCTAATGTAGAGTATCCAGACAGGAGCGTAGATTGGACATCAAGGTAATTAGTGGAATAGTAGGCGTAGTGTTTACATTTGGAGCACTATTCGTACAAGTAGGTGAAGTTTTAAATCGTTTATCGGCCCTAGAATCTAAATCAGGACCCGATATAAGTGTTATTGAAAAAGACATTACCACTTTAAAAGAAGAAACAGCCGTATTAAGAACTAAATTGGAGAAAATGGAAAACCCGTTAGGACAATAACATGGATGAAAATGAAAAGAAGCAAGAAGTAGAAAAAATTGTTGAAGAGTTACCTATCTTATTAGTAGCTCATGCTTATAGAAAGCTAAAATCAGGCGATGAGATATCCGCGTCTGAAATGAAAGTTTGTTTAGATATATGCAAAACGTATAGCTCTGAGCAAATAGTAGAAAAAGCCCAAAATATATTAGACGATTTACCTTTTGATACGGAAGAATAACCATGAGATGGTTTGGATTCTTTTTAGCATTTACTTCAATGTGGGTTTTAGCACAAGCTAAGGTTGAAACACAGGTATTTGGATGGTTTTTAGGTTGTTCATCAGCTTTATGTTGGATGTTTATAGCTAATACAGACAAAGACCTACCAAGATTTTTAATGGAAACAATGTATTTTATTTTAGCAGCTTTGGCGGTTTATAACTGGTTATGAAAGGTATAAAGAATTTTAAGAATTTTTTGTATTTGTGTTGGAAACATCTCAATTTACCTGAGCCAACGCCCATACAATACGATATTGCAGATTATTTACAGGGCAAAGATAAACGTTTAGTTATACAAGCGTTTAGAGGTGTAGGCAAATCGTGGATTACATCCGCATTTGTATGTCACCAGTTACTTATGAACCCCCAACGTAACATCTTAGTAGTCTCAGCGTCCAAAAGTAGGGCTGATGATTTCAGTACATTTACACAGAGGATTATATCTGAGATGCCGGTGTTAAAACACTTAGAACCCAGAGATGACCAACGGCATTCTAAGGTTTCTTTTGATGTTGCCCCAGCAAGGGCGTCACATGCACCCTCAGTTAAATCTATGGGTATTACAGGACAACTTACTGGTTCCAGAGCGGACCTTATAATCGCTGACGACGTTGAATCAGCCAATAACTCTCAGACACAACTAATGCGTGACCGCTTAGGTGAGACCGTTAAAGAGTTTGACGCTATCATAAAGCCAGAGGTTGGTCGTGTTATATTCTTAGGAACACCACAAACAGAGATGTCATTATACAATGATTTAGAAGAACGTGGGTTTAAAAGCCGTATATGGACAGCCCTTATTCCAGATAAGACACAAAGAACTGGATATGGCCACAAATTAGCCCCTATTGTAGCCGATATGGACGGTAAAGAAGGAGACCCTACCGACCCAAACAGGTTTAACGAAATAGACCTTATGGAACGTTTAAGCTCGTATGGTCGCTCAGGATTTAATCTACAGTTTATGTTAGATACTAGCATGTCAGATGCTAATAAGTATCCACTTAAACTAAATGACTTGATAGTAGTATCAGGTTGTAGCACATGGCAAGATGCCCCAGCTAAAATACAATGGGCTTCTGGTCAGGACCAGATTAAAGCTTTAGACCCTGAGATACCAAACGTCGGACTTAAAGGTGACTATTACACCTCTTATCTATACATGTCGGACGAATATACACCTTTTGAGGGCTCAGTAATGAGCATTGACCCATCAGGTCGAGGACAAGATAAAACTGGTTACGCTGTCCTTAAAATGTTGCATGGTGTACTCTATCTAACCGCTGTCGGTGGTTTAGATGGTGGGTACTCAGGGCAGACTTTAAGAAAACTTGCGAGTATCGCAAAGCAGCACAAGGTTAATGACATTATCATAGAATCTAACTTTGGTGATGGCATGGCAACGGCTCTTATAAAGCCCATATTAGCCGATATTCACCCTTGTAACGTGGAAGAGGTACGACATAGCATACAGAAAGAAAAGCGTATTATAGATACCTTAGAACCGATTATGAATAACCACAAGCTTGTGGTAGATGAAGATATAATTAAAGATGACTTTAAATTAGAACCTGACCATCAGTTATTTAAGCAAATGACTAGGATAACAAGGGATAAAGGAGCTTTAAGGCATGATGACCAACTGGACGCTTTAGCTATTGCGGCTAATTACTGGGTTGAACGTATGGATAGAGACCAAGAAATGTCTTATAAACAACATAAAGAAGACTTATTACAAGGTGAATTAGATAAATTTATGGAACATACCGTTGGAACAAAGATTAAAAAGGATAGATGGATATGAGTGATTACAATAATCCCGCTAATATAGAACACGGGCAAGGATATGCTGGTGAACTGGATGATGAACAAGGTAATCCTAAGCTATACGCTGGTCGTTTTGTGATGTTTGAAAACAAAATAATGGGAACTCGTGCTTTATTTAGAGATGTAAAAAGCAAAGTAAAACAATTTGATGGTGACATCGCTCAAATGATAAGTAAGTTTGCCCCAGATTTTGAAAATCCTACTAATAACTATGTAGAATATGTGCAAGTAAGGGTAGGTAAAGAAAGAATTGAAACAGCAGAAGACCTTAGATTTGCTGTAATGGGTATAATTGAATTTGAAAATGGTATTAATTCACCTAGAACAGCTGAATATTTAGATAAAGATGCTTTAGATACGGCTCAAAACTTAGCTGAAATATCATTACCAAGAAGCATTAGATATGCTGAAGCTTTAAAACGTGTTAGACAAGCACCAGAACACATTGTAGAAGAGTTAATAGAGATAGAATCTAAAAATATAGGTGCTTCTATTGGTAAATATATAGGGACAAAGGTGGCTAGTAAATGAACGCAGATAACATTTATTTTGTATTTAAAGTTAAAAACAAGAAAGGAAGGTATGACTTTTCAGATATACCCGGAATTGAAAGTATTATGAGGTCAAATAACGAATTACATTGTATAAATGATTACGCGGCTTACGTACAAGCTAAAAGGATTATGGGTGATAGAATACCAGATGCTGAGATATCTGTAGTAAACATGGATACAGACGACGTATATGCTCAAACTTTTTTCGAGGATATATAGTCAGGGGGCATCTTAGGGTTTTTCCTTCATTTTCCCCTGAGCTCTGTCCCTTAAAGAATTATGGAGAATGCAATTATACTTTTTGTTGTTGCTGGGGGTATGTATTTATTAAGTCAATCCAAGATATTGAGGACTTTTTATCTATCCCCACAAGTCTCTATTATAGAGCTTTATATATTGTTATTTGTGCTGTTAGGTACTTTGGCAACTTTGGCTTACATTTGGTAGAAAAATCTGAAAGGGTAATCGTATATGTCGGGACCTTTAATTCCCCCGTAGCCAGCCGTCGGGTGTGGGCCGGCGTGGACGCATAGGGTAACCGGAAGCTGTCCGGCTGTTAGCTATAGGCACCCAAAGAGAGACCAAAGGGCCCAAGAAAATATCTCGGCGTGTCTTTGTGCTTAGGCCTATTTTTTTAGATTTGAAATTAATTTGATTTTTTTTTCACATTGGTATTGACACCATGTCAAATACCTGTAGAATACAGGGTATGTCACCTAGCTAGACGCGATGAGACTCTAGCAAAGTAAAGACCAGCGGCCTGAAGCAAAGTAAGGCGACGAGCGGTACGGACGGGGCACTCGGTGACTGGGAAAGAGTGCGATAGCTCGTGAACCAGAAGGGCAACAAACGGACGCCCAATGGGGACAGGACCTAGCAAGTAGCAATGACTTGCACCTGTTGCGGCTCAATGAGACTCAAAGCGGTAAGAACGAAACTCAGCGGATAGACGTCATATCATTTCTATGAAATCTCGCGGCGTGTGGATGACCACAGCTAGGCAAGTGGCACGCGAGGTAATTGACAACGTAACGCTGGCGGACTGACGGACGTTAGAGAGAAGGGGCCGCGTGTCGCTAGGTATGGCAACCTAGACCTGATGAGACGCCAAACGAAACACAACAAAGAGGAAATTATGAAATTAAAAAATTATGCGGTTTTAGTAGAAAGTTATGGGGAAGACGATGTTTCTTTTCAGTCATGGTTCTATGTTAAGGGCCACAACGATAGGGACGCTGAAGAGAACGCGGAAGAGAAAGCATGGGACACGCTAACAGCTGGTGTTTATGAAATACATCACGTTGAAACTGTTGAGAGCATGTGCCTTTCACAATAACAAGACAAGGGCCGGCGAAAGCTGGCCCGCCGTCGCAAGCTGTGCGGCTTGCCTGATGAGCTCAAAAGAGCGAAACGGTAACAAATTTAACAAAGAGGAAATTATGCAAGAAATGTATATAACACACGACGGACGTCGTACAAATAAATCTAATCTTAGATTATTAAGCAACAACGGCTTAACCGTTCTTATGTCATACGCTACACCAGTAGCATTCATGGATGAGAGGGACGAGTCAAAGTGCTGGAAATGGTTTTTTACTAGCCATAAATACAGCCCAACAACTAGCAAGCAGATAACACGCTTCCTAAACTCATGGGGCACTTCAAGGGATAAAAGCATAGAAGTAGCTCAATGTCACATTGACAGTGCGTATCAAAATATGGCTCATGATGATAATAATTCATTACTATCTGAGCGTTCGCACCACAACTAAAAATCAACCGCCAGCTAGTCCATAGATAGTGGATGAGTGCTGGTGATGGCTAGCGGGCTC